ACCAGACGTTGGCGTGGTGGGAGTCGGAGAAGGTCGGGCACCAGATGACCGACTCGGGACTCTTGGACTTCGGCCCCCGCGAAGGTGACGTCACGTTCATCGAGGGCTCCATCATGGTGTTCTCGCCCTGGGCCATGCAGCACCTGCGCTTCGACCCTAGCTATCCGGGGTTCCTCGGCTACGACGACGTGTGCCTCACCGCCCGCGAGATGCGGAAGCGGGTCACGGTCGTGGACGTGGACACCCACCACCACTCCACCGTTGGGTTCAAGTCACCTGAGATCAAGGTGGCGTGGGAGGTAGCGGAGGAGATCTTCCAGGAGAAGTGGTGGGGCCGGTGACCCGCCACGACTGGATTGCCGCCCTGCAGGCGGTTCTGATCGGCATTCCGATCGTGCTGGTGCTGGCGACAGCGCTGCATTACCCGGGGCGGCGGCGATGAGACGCACCTCGTGCTCGGCGTGCGGCTGCGACCAGCTCGACCAGTTCCTCGACCTCGGCCCATCTCCTGTTGCCGACGCCTACACCGCCACCCCCGACGAGATTTCCCCTACGTACCCGCTGCAGGTGGCCGTGTGCGGGAAGTGCCGCCTCGTCCAGCTGCTCGAGGTGCTGGACCACGACACCCTGTTCGGCACCGGCTACAGCTTCTACTCCTCCGCCTCGCCGCCACTGTCGGCCTACCACGCCGCGTACGCGCGCGACGTGCTGCAGAGGTTCCCCAAGCAGGCAGCGCGCGGCGTCATCGAGATCGGCAGCAACGACGGCGATCTGCTACAGCACTTCAAGCACCTACCGCACATGGGCATCGACCCTTCGGCGGGTCCGAGCGAGATGGCAGTGGCGCGGGGGCTCAACATCAAGCAGAAGCCATTCGGCCTGCAGCAGGCGATGTGGATGGACCACGTCCGTCCAGTCGGTGTGGTCATCGCCAACCACGTCCTTGCCCACGTCGAGAATGTGTCCGACTTTCTCGCCGGGATCGCGTACCTGATGGACGACGAGTCGATCGCGATGGTCGAGGTCCAGTACCTGCCGGACCTGCTGGTGAACAACGCCTTCGACCTCGTCTACCACGAGCACCGCAACTTCTTCTCCCTGTCGAGTCTGGCTTCGGCCGCTCTACAGCATGGACTTGCCGTTATCGACGCCGAGTTGACCGATCGGCAGGGCGGATCACTCCGGGTCGCGTTGACCAGGCTGTCTCACCGGGGCTCGCCCCAGGCCGGTGCGGTGAAATCCCTGATGTATAGCGAATGTTGGCTGGACGACTTCTCTGCCTACGCGGGCATGCAGGGCCGCGCAGAACGGATCCGTACCCGGCTGCTGGACCTGCTCGGGCGGCAGGAGGGAATCACGGCGGTGTACGGGGCGCCGGCCAAGGCGACCACGTTGCTGAACTTCTGCGGCCTGACCGACAAAGACCTGCCGTGGTGTGTGGACTCGACCCCGGCGAAGCAGGGCCGGCACATCCCGGGTACGGGTATCCCGATCGTGGCGCCGGACTTCATGGGCGCGGCTACATACCTGCTCGCGGCGTGGAACTACTCCTCCACGATCATGCGGCGCAACCCGTACAAGTCGTGGATCGTGCCGTTCCCTGCTCCGATGGTGTTCCCGTGAGGGCGCTGATCACCGGGGTTCTGGGGCAGGACGGCTCCTACCTTGCCGAACAACTACTGGCCGACGGGCACGACGTGTTCGGCATGGTCCGCCGGTCCAATGGCCACTCGCCGGCGAAACTGCTGATCGGGGACCTGCTGGACCAGGACTCGATCGAGCGGGTCCTACACCAGTGCGCGCCGGATGTGGTGTTTAACCTGGCGGCGGTCACCTCCCCGGGTGGGGCTTGGGGTACACCCCAACCGCCGCTGCTGGCCGAGGTGACCGGGGTCGGGGTGGTCCGGCTCCTCGATGCCATGCTCAACTGCGCACCCCGGGCCCGGCTGGTCCACGCCTCCTCCTCGGCGGTGTACGAACCGGCCCGGTACGGCCTGTACGGGATCGCGAAGCAGTTCGCACACCAGGCCGTCGTGGGGTACCGGCACAAGATCCACGCCTCCAACGCGGTGCTGTTCTCTCACACCTCCCCCCGGCAGGACCCCCGTTTCCTGGCCCGCCGCATCTGCTCAACGATCGCCACCGGCGGAAAGCTGGTCCTCGGTGATGTCGACTCCCGACGGGATTGGGGCTACGCCCCCGACTACATGCGGGCGCTGCCGCTCATCGCCACTCAAGGAGCCCCGGGCGATTGGGTGATCGCCACCGGCGTCACACAATCGGTGCGGGACCTGACCGAGACCGCCCTGAAGCTGTGCGACCGGTCGTGGGACGAGGTCGTGACGATCGACCACTCTCTTCCCCGGGTCCGCGACGAGGTTCATCCCGACGCGGCCGAGCGCCGGCTGGCGACCACGCGGGCGCTCGGGTGGCGGCCGGAGACGTCGTTCGAGGACATGGTCGCCGCCCTGTGCGGATCTCCGTAGTCATCCCGACCATCCCTGGCCGGGAAGAGTCGCTTCAACGCGCGGTGGACTCGGTGGGGGCTCAGACCTACCGCCCGGTGGCCCTACGCATCGTTCGGGACACGGACAGGCAGGGCGCGGCGCACACCCGCAACGAGGCCTTGAGTCTGGTGGACACCGAGTGGGTGGCGTTCCTCGACGACGACGACGAGTTCAAACCCCACCACCTGAAAGCATGCGCCCGCCACGCCGCCCTCACGGGTGCGGATGTGGTGTACCCGTGGTTCGACGGCGACGACGAGATCGGTATGTTCGGGATTCCGTTCAGCGCTTCGCTTCTTCGCCGGCGCAACTTCATCCCAGTGACGGTCCTGGCCAGAACCCAACTCCTGGTTGAGGCGGGCGGGTTCACCCCGCACCCGGATGAGAACGGGGATCCGTGCGAGGACTGGGGCCTGTGGGTCAAGCTTCTCGACTCGGCGACGTTCTCCCACCTGCCCATGCGGACCTGGATCCGGAACCCGGGCGGAACCCGCGGACGGGGGAGCGATGCCTGAAGGTTGGGGCCCGTCCGGCGGCAACACCGCATTGGACGCCGCCAACGCGGCCCACCGGTGGGTGCAGCTGCACACCGGTTCACCTGGGGCCGCGGGAACCGCGAACGTGGCCGCCAACAGCACCAGGAAGCAGGCCACCGATACTTCCGCGGCCGGTGGAGCATCAACCACGACAGGTGACCTGACCTGGTCGGCGCTCGAGGTGACGACCGACGAGACGTACACCCACTACACCCGCTGGTCCGCGTCTACCGCAGGGGGCTTCGGCTACTCCGGAGCCATCACCGCTGGGGAAGCCACCGCCGGCCAGCCGTTCACCCTTCCCGCCAGTGACCTCGACTCGTCGGTTCCGCTCGCGTCATGACGTCCCTGTTCGCCACCCCGACCCCCGGGAACGGCGCGACGGACGCACCTCAGTGGACGCTGGGAACCAGAGTCGAACCCAAGGTCGCCGGAACGGTGTCAGCGATCCGGTGGTACATGCGGGCCGGCTTAACGGGTTCGGTCGGGGGGCGGCTCTACAATGCCGACACCCAGGCGCTCCTGGCTTCGGCCGCGTTCAGTTCAACGGCCGAAGGCTGGCAGTCCGCGTCGTTCACTCCGGTGGACGTGACCGGGACCAACCTGATCGCCGCCGTGTACACCTCCACTTCGGGGCACTACCCGTTCGACAGCGGAATCTGGCCGGTCGAGAACACCGACCTCCTCGCGCCTGCCGCCGCTGGACGGTTCCAGGCATCCGCTGACGCGTTCCCGACCAACGGCACAGCGTTGTGCTTCTACGTCGACGTGACGTTCACCCCGACAGGTTCGGCCATCGGGTCCGGCGCCGCGGTTCTCGGTTCGATCGTCGGGTCCGGGACTGGCAAGAAGCGCGGGACCCGGACGCTCACCTCGAGCACCGTGGCTTCGTCGCTCACCTCCAAGACCGCCAAAGGCCCCCTCACGACACGCACCGATGTCCGGCCGGAGGTGACATGAACTACGACGTGGGCGACCTCGCGTCACTGCGCCACGAGGTGCGCGTCGATGGGACGCTGACCAACGCCACCGTCTCCCTGTCGGTGACGGCTCCGGACGGGACTATCTCCACGCCGTCGGTGTCCAACGCCTCAACAGGGGTCTACACGGCTTCGGTGTCGGTGACGCAGGTCGGTCCGTGGCTGTACCGGTGGACGATGTCCGGCGCCGTCGTGGATGTGGCGGACGGCGAGTTCTCAGCGCAGAACCCCCAAGCCCCGACCTATGCGAGCCTGGCCGAGTTCAAGAAATACCAGCGCGACACCACCGTGGATGAGGACGAGCTGCTGCTCGACAGCCTCGTGACCGCATCGCGGGGGATCGAGCAGCACTGCGGCCGCCACTTCTACCCGCAGTTGACCGCGACAGCCAGAGTGTTCCACCCGAGGACGGCATGGCTGTGCAAGGTGGACGACTTCTGGTCCGTCGACGACCTCGTGATCGGGCTGGACCCGGGCAACACCGGCGCCTACACCGGGACCTTGTCGACGTACAGCCTCGAACCGCTCAACGGGGTCGTCAACGGTGAGGCCGGCTGGCCCTACTCCCGCATCATCGCGGTGAACCAGAACTTCACCTGCGGCCGGTTTCCCAGCGTCCAGGTGACCGCCAAGTGGGGCTGGGCCGCCGTCCCGGGTCCGATCAAGCAGGCGTGCGTGTACCTCGCGAGTGAGGCGTACAAGATGAAGGGTTCCCCGTTCGGCATCGCGAGTTTTGATCAGTTCGGGCCTATCAGGATGCGCGAGAACCCGCGGGTGATGGCGATGCTCGCTCCCTACCGTGACTCCCCGGTGCTGATGGCATGAGCGACATCGACGACGTGGTGGAAGCCCTCGCGGCGAGGATCCGCACCGGCATGGCCGGGGACACGATTGCCGGCCGCACCTATGCCTACGGGATCGACTCCATCAACCCACCCTCCGCGATCGTCCTTCCGTCCAATGGGGACTTCGTCGACTACGACGTGACGTTCGACGGCAAGGACGACTTCGAGCTCGTCGTGAAGGTCCTGATGGGGTCTCAGGATGACCGGACCGGCCAGGCCCAGCTGTTGGCGTACTTGGCCCGCTCGGGTTCAACCTCGCTCCGGGAGGCGATCTACGGGGACTCCAGTCTTGGTGGAGCGTGCTCGGATCTGAAGGTTGTGGGCGCGCGGAACTTCGGCGATGTCGAGTGGGCGGGGCAGATCTTCTACGGCGCCGAACTGGTCGTGCAGGTGTACGCGTGAGGTGGGTCGTCGTCCACCCTGGACCTTCGTTCAGTGTCGCGGATGTGTACGCCGGTTGGGTCGAAGCGCTCAGGGAACTGGACCAGCATGTCATCGAGTACGGGCTGGATGCACGGATCTCGTTCTATGCCAGCGCTCTCAAGCAGGTCGACGACCACACGTTCACCCCGTACCTGAGCCCGGAGCAGGCGTACGACCTGGCCATCAATGGCCTGTACGCGACGCTCTACAAGGCCCGCCCCGACATCCTGCTGGTGATCTCCGGCTTCTTCGTCCCGCCGGAACTGCTGGACCGGGCCCGCCGCTCGGGATCCCGTACTGTGGTTGCGTACACGGAGACCCCGTACGAGAACGACCGGCAACTGAAACTGGCTCCGTTCACGGACGTGAACCTGGTCGACGATCCCGGGGGCATCGAGGAGTTCGCGAGGTACGGCGGCCGGACCCGCTACGTCCCGCACGCCTACCGTCCGTCGCTGCACAGTCCGGGCCCTTCCCTTCCTGAGCTCGAATGCGACCTGGCATTCGTGGGGACCGGGTATCCGTCGCGGATCGGGTTTCTCGAGCAGATGGACCTGACGGGACTTGACGTGCTGCTGGCCGGAAACTGGGCCGCGCTCAAGGAGGACTCACCCCTTCATGAGTTCGTGATCAGCCAGGGTGACGACTGTCTCGACAACGACAAGACGGTGCAGGTGTACCGCTCCGCCCGGGTCGGGATGAACCTGTACCGGCGCGAGGCCGAGCGTCCCGAACTGTCCGCGGGCTGGGCGATGGGTCCGCGCGAGGTCGAGATGGCCGCGACGGGCCTGTTCTTCCTCAGGGATCCTAGGCCTGAGGGCGATGAGGTGCTGGGCATGCTCCCCACCTTCACCTCACCGGGGGAAGCCTCCGAGCTCCTGCGGTACTGGCTCGCCCGACCGGATGAGCGGGAAGCGTTGGCGCTCAAGGCCCGCGAGGCGGTCGCCGACAGAACATTCGTCAGATATGCGGCGGATCTGCTGCGTCTGCTGGACAGTTGAGAAGGAGAACACATGCCGGCTATCGGGCGTAACGCGGGCCGCAACGCGCGGATCTACTTCGCCATGGCCTCGGGGGCAGAGGCAAGTCCGTTGGCGTACCAGGCTGAGTGGACGATCAACTTCGGAACGCCGAAGATCGACGTGACGGCGTTCGGCGACGCCAACAAGGTCACCGTCGGAGGACTTCCAGAGGCCACCGGGTCGTTCGGCGGCTTCTACGACGACACCACCGCGCAGACGTACACCGCCGCGACAGACGGGTTGCCGCGCAAGACGTACATCTACCCGAACGCGAACCTGGCGACCCGGTACTTCTTCGGCACCATCAACGCCGACGTGAATTTCGGCGCGACGGTCGCCGGCGCGATCACCGTCTCCAGTGCGTGGGAGGCGGCGAGCCAGATTCAGTTCGTGGGCTGATGCTCGACATCCAGATCACCGGAGCAGTCGAACTCCGGTACGTGGCCGGGCTGCTGCGCAAGGCCGGCCTCAAGGATCTGGAGAAGGAACGCCGCAAGGCCCAACGCGATGCGGTCAAGCCCTTGCAGCGGGAGATCAAGGCAGAGGCTGCGTCAACCCTGCCCGGCGAGTACGCGCGGCTGATGGCCAGAGCAATCAGGGTGACGGTCCAGTTCGGCGGGAGCGCTGTCCTGACCGGCCGCGTGTACGCGCGCGGGAAGCGCGAGATGCGCGACGTGCGGGCGGTCAACAACGGTGTGCTGCGACACCCCGTGTTCGGGAACCGGTCCCGCTGGGCCGCTCAGGCGGTGCGGCCGGGGTTCGTGACCCGGGCGGTGGACCGCACCTGGGACCGCGTCTACCGGGCATCTGACGAGGCCCATCGGAAGTACCTGGAACGGATTGCGAGGGCCTAGTGCCGAAGCTGCGCCTCACCGAGAAGGACCGGAAACGTCTCGGGGTTGAGGGAGATCTCCCGGTTGACCTGCAGGGGATCACCAACCGCGAAGCCATCGCGTTGCGGAACCTGGGCTTCCCCACCCCACGGTTGTTCCGGGACGTCCTGTACGACAAGGAGGGTCCGAGCCCGCTGGCGTGGACGGGCCTGGTGTGGATGTGTCTTCGTCGCGCGGGCATCCAGGTCGACATCGAGACGGTCGAGTTCGACCTCGAGGACATCGACGTCATTCCGGATGTGGTGGTGGAACCGGAGCCGGGAAAAGCACCGGAGGAGTCCGGGGCCTCCACGAACTCGACCAGGCGACGCTCGACGAGTTCCGCGACATCGAGGGCGAGGTCGAAGCCCACATCCTCCCCTTC